CAGTAAGTATTGATGGTATTTTGTATGCAGGATCTTTAACAGACGATAAAGATTTAATTAATACACAAGCTACCTCAAAAGTAGGAGACTATGTGACCCTTGCATCTTTGAACTCAACTGTTTTTTGGACAGTTGTAGATTCTCAAGGTCTTTGGGCTAAAGAGTCTTAATAGATAAACTGTGAGCTCCTTCGGGAGCTCATAGAATTAGGAGAAAAATATGGCAATAGGAAATGTAAGACAAACTATAGCGCTCGCAGCGGATGGCCAAATGCAAAAATATGCAAGCGGTTCTGCAGTTACTATTACAAAAGCTAGAATCATGGCAGTACAAGCTCAAGCGACAGGAGCGGGAGGAAGTGTCAAAATTTATAATGAATCTGATAGTTCTAAAACAGCAAGTGCTTTAGTATTTGAAGCTCAATGGGGAACCGCAGATAATTCTGATTTTTCTGTGAAAATTCCAGGAGATGGTATTTATTGTGATACGGGAATGTACGCTGATATAACTAACTGTGATTTTTTAGTAGTTACTGGCGCATTTACGTAAGAGGTAACTCATGGCTAATACTACTTCAGGTACGTATACTTTTGATAAGACGTACGCGATCGATGATATTATCGTAGATGCTTACGAGCGTATTGGCTTAGTAGGTAGTTCTGGTAATCAAATTCGTTCTGCAAGAAGATCATTAAATATTATATTTCAAGAGTGGGGCAATAGAGGACTTCATTATTGGGAAGTTGGCAAAACTAATGTGACGCTCACTGTAGGGCAAGCAGAATATACTTTTTATCGTTCTTCAGGAGATGGCACAAGTTCTCCCTGTGTTACTGATGCTAATGTAGCTGATGCTTCCATTTATGGTTTTGCAGATATTTCTCAATGTTCTTACCGTTTATATAACAACAGTAGTGGAGGTACTCAAGCCGACACTACCATGACTAAAATTGATAGATCCACCTATGCAGGGTATGGAGATAAAAAAACAAAAAGTACTCCTTCTAATTTTTGGGTTCAAAGATTTATTGATAAAATTACTTTAACTATTTATCCAACAGCGAGTACTTCAGCCGCTGGTTCCACTAACAAATTACATATTTATTTTACAAAAAGAATTGAGGATGCAGGAGTATTTACTAATGCCTCTCAAGTCCCTTATCGTTTTGTTCCTTGTATGACAGCAGGCTTAGCTTTTTATTTAAGTCAGAAGTTTTCACCACAACGTTCACAAGAAATGAAACTTTTTTATGAAGATGAATTAGCAAGAGCTTTAGCGGAGGATGGATCAGCGTCTAGTACTTTCATAACACCGAAGACGTATTATCCAGCAATTACATAATGGCAGCTTATTCATCAGGCAAATATGCACAAATGATTTCAGACCGATCCGGTCTTGCTTTTCCTTATAGGGAAATGGTTCAAGAGTGGACGGGTATGTGGGTGCATAGTTCTGAATACACTCCGAAGCAACCACAATTAATGCCACGCCCCGTGGTCGGTGATCCACAAGGCTTGGCTCATGCAAAACCTGCACGTAAGGCTTTTGCAACGGCAGTTGTTTTAGATAATAATCCTTTTACAACTACGGGAAGTAGTGCTTCAGTTACAGTGAAATGTAAGAATCAACCTTTTTCCACTGATGATTATATTCGTTTTACGAATGTAGCTAATGCAGTTGGAGGAGTAGCTAAAGCTACTTTAGAATTAACAACGACTTTAAACGGAGATATTACAGATAGTGCTACAAGTTTAGTGCTCGCTGATAGTTCGCAGTTTGTAGCTCCAGGTTATATTTGCATAGCAAAATTTACTAACGATGCTTCTTATGATGAAGGAAACGATGTTAGTGAAACAATTTATTATACAACTAATACTGTTGGAACGAATACTCTTTCAGGATTAACACGAGGAACAGCTGCTCCTGTAAATGGAATAACTCCTTTGGATACGACAGCAGGATCTCACAGTAGTGGAGCAAAAGTTTATGGCTCTTATAAAATTACAAAACAAACAACAACAGAGACTATTGCTTCTCCCCCAGGATCGGTTACAGTCAGTAATAGTTTTACGTTTAGTTTAAAAAACAATGCGTCCAGTACGGAAACAGGCGGAGGATTTTTCGCTTTCGGTGGACCAGTAAATGAGAGACCATAATGTCAGGAATTAGTTATACAACATTAGTAACCATGATCAGAAACTACACAGAAGTAGGAGATACAGTTCTTACAACCGCTGTACTGGAGAATCTTATTTTAAATGCTCAACAAAGAATCATGATGGAGGTCCCTATTGATTCAGATAGAAAAGCTCAGACTGGGAGTTTAGTAGCTGGACAAACCACTATTAATTGTCCTGCAGGAGCTCTCTTTATTAGAGGAGTTCAAGTTTATGATTCTACATCAGCAGTAACAGGAGCTAATGATTGGCTTTTAAAAAGAGATCAAACTTTTTTACAAGAATATGTTCCATCTACGGAAACAGCTAAAAGAGGAAAACCTAAATATTATGCAATGTTTGGAGGAGCCACTGGTTTATCAGATACTCTTTCTGGAAGACTAATGTTTGCTCCAGTTCCAGATGCAGCCTATATGTTTCAAGTCCATTATAATCTGATGCCTGCAACTTTAGAATCAGGAAATGAGACTAATTATATTAGTTTAAATTTCCCTCAAGGGCTTTTATATTGTTGTTTAGCGGAGACTTATGGGTATTTAAAAGGCCCAATGGATATGTTGACACTTTACGAAAACAAGTATAAACAAGAGATAGAGAAGTTTGCAGGAATGCAAATAGGTCGAAGACGAAGAGATGATTATACGGATGGAACAGTTCGTATACCAATCGAGTCTCCACCACAATAGGAGTAAATTATGGCAATAACATCAGCAGTTTGTACATCTTTCAAAGTAGAGCTTTTAAAAGGCCAACATGATTTTACTGCATCTACAGGTGATACATTCAAAATTGCATTATTTGATAGTGATGCCACTTTAGGAGCATCCACTACCGACTATTCAACTTCTGAAGAAATTACTAATACCTCAGGAACAGCTTACACGGCGGGAGGAGCGACGTTAACAAATGTTACGCCGACTTCTAGTTCAACAACAGCTTATACTGATTTTGATGATGTCTCATGGACGGATGCATCTTTCACCGCGAATGGAGCTTTAATCTACGACACAACAACTGGTACAGGATCAGGAACAACTGATGCTGTGGCAGCGATTGCTTTTGGCGGAGATAAAACAGCAACAAGCGGAACTTTCACAATTCAATTTCCAGCAGCAGCAGCTTCTACAGCTATACTTAGAATAGCATAGGAGTACTACCATGGCTGATATAACTGTATCAGTAACAGGCGTAGAGGCGATTGTTAATCCCACTCGCTGGAATGCACAAAATACACCTTGGGGCGAAGGCTCTTGGGATACAGGAGGATTTACAAGTCAAGACGTTATTCCTGGTTGGGGCCATTTATCTTGGGGCCGATCAAACTGGGGTGATTTAGATATTTACGAAGAAGGCTGGGGCAGATCTGCCTGGGGTGATGAACCTTGGGGTGGTACTCATAATAAAGTTGTTTCAGTTACAGGATTAGAAGTCACAGCAAGTTTAGGGACTGCAGTTCCAATTACATCAGTAATTATAGAACCAACTGGATTAGAAGTTACAGCAAGTTTAGGAACGGTTACACCAATTACATCAGTGATTGCGGAACCGACAGGATTATCTTCAACAGCATCCTTAGGATCAGTTACAGTAGCCGATCAAGTAATGGGTCTAACAGGAGTTAGTGCAACTGCTTCTATTGGATCGCTAACCGTTGCTGATCAAGTTGTAGGTTTATCTTTAGATGCGATGACTGGAGGAATAGGTTCAGTTACTATTCCAAATGTTGGTGTTCCATTAACAGGAGTTGAAGCAACCGCTTCGCTCGGAACTCCATTGGTTCTTTCAGGCGTTGTTGTAGAACCAAGTGGATTCGAAACAACCATGAGTCTTGGCTCTGTTACTCTTCCAAACGTAGGAATTCCATTAACTGGTTTTGAAATGACTGCTTCAGTAGGAGAATTAAGTCCTGCTACAGTGACAGGAGTTTCAATGTCAGCAATGACTGGCTCTGTTGGGTC